GCCGATTCAACGGCCTTCTGGGACTCGGACAGCGCCTCTGAGTGCTTGTCAACACCGTCATCAACGGATTTGCCGACACCCTCAACCGTAGCAGCCAGTTCCGCAATGAACGGAGCAAGCCTCTGGACCGCCTCACGGCTGACCACCTCGGCTACTGTGGCTGTTACACGGTCACCAAAGTCCAACTGGTAGACGGGAGGCTTCTCGTCTTGTAACAGGTGCGCTAATTTAGCCACCGATCATCCCCTTCGATACGCTTTCGCCTGCCCTGGCGAGGTTAAGGGTCGTCTTGGAGCGAGTCTCGTCAATGTCTGCCGCCTGCTGCTCAACCTCAAGGCCAAACTTCTGCCTGACAACGGCATTCTCAAGCTGTTGGGTCTCAATCTCGCTCGACTCACGCGCTGCCCTGAGTTGGATTTCGGCCTGCTTGATCTGCTGCTCGGTCTGCTGGAGTTGCAGTTTGAAGGATTCCAACTCAACCTTCTTCTGCTCGATAGCCAACTTGACCTGGTTCGCATCACGGTCAGCCTGCGCCTTCTCCATCTCTGCCTGGGCCATCAGCATCGCCGGGTCAGGAGGCGGCTCCTGCTGCATCTGCTGTTGCATCAACATCTGCTCCTGCTCGGTCATCTGCTCAATCGGAATCAGCCCAGCCTGGAACAACTGCTGCCGCTTGCGTTCTGCCAACTTATCCATCCCCGGCGTGGAGAGGTTCTGGTAAAGGATGTCACCACCCAACTCCATGATCGAGGGGTCTACCTGCGCCATCTCAGTCAGTGCAGATACAGTCTCCTGCTGGCGATTATCAAACGATGGGCCTGCCTTGCAGACTACGTCATACTTGCCCTTAGCAAGATCGTTTACACGAACTGGAGTTCCGGTCTGCTGGTCCACAACGATGTCGTTCACGACCTCCATGTCGTAGGTTCCATCCTCTTTCAAGATACGGATGGTCCTGCGGGTGTCGTAAACCTTCGGGATAGCGTTGACCAGGATGCGCCCTGTACGGGCTACCGCCAACTCCATCGCCTGAATGTAGGGGTTTGCACCGGCGTTACCACGCTGCTGTAGCTTCTCAATCGCTACACCGGATTGCAGGCCGGGGTTGTCGCCCATGTTCGCAGCATACAGACCGGCCGCCCCACGCATAATCTCCTGCATGTTCTGAGCAATCGTCTGAAGGCCTGGATTAATCTGCGCCCCACCCTGCTGTTGCGGAGGACCGGGGTTTTCCGGGTCGGGGTTAAAGAACTGCATCGGGTCGGCGTTGGTGTTCAGGGTCGCCAGTTTCTTCTCATGCCCCTGCGCCTGCTTCGGGGTCATCCAATACTTGGCCCGTGGTGCTAGTGCGCCCTCCTCGATCTCACGGCTCTTGGAGTAGTTAAAGACCCGTTGGGCATCCATCAGCTTCTCTACCGTGCCGTGGTAGAGCAGTTTGTCCTCGAATATCTCAAAGTTGGCAAGGACAGGGATGACGGGTATCTCGTTGAATACCGTTTCCTGCTCCTCGTTCAACCAATCTCCACCATCGAACAGACGGGTCTTGACGATGTTCTTCTTGACCACCCGCGAGTCAACGACGGTGATGCCGCCAGCAGCCAATTCATCCATGATTGACTGGTTTTCTTCTGTATCCTCCAGGATACGCCCATCGGACATCAGGTTCAGCACACGCGGCTTCTCAGTCATCCAGTAGGCTTGACCCACGATGATCTGGTCGTGCTTGTCCTGGAACGCCTGTGAGTCCCTCGCCTGGTCCACGGACTTGCCTGAACCTTCCGGCCACCGCTCCTCGTAGTCTGCCTTCGGCACACCCTCAAGGACGAAGCAGTGCCGCATGTCCCTGCCATCAGGGTGCTTGAACGGGCCAAACCATACCGAGTCCACCACGTTAGCCAGCGGCTCAATGACCAGGTCTTGATCGAACGAGTTGTCGTCAACGAACTTCTGCTTGATGACCCAAGCACCCAGCCCGCCAACGGCAATGGACCGGCCCGCCATGTTGAAGATGGCCTTCGAGTTCGAGATGTTCTCAATGTTGCGGACGATACCGTCCATCAACTGTGCATCTTGCTTCGTGCTTTCCCCGCCGGCGGGAGTGATGCGGATGTCAAAGTCCAGCTTCTCAATCGAGGAGTGGACCTGATCGACTACCGGCGTGGTCAGGTCAAACGTGTAGCGGGGCTTGCCCTCGTTGGCATTCCACCACTCAGGTTCCCACTGACCATCACGGGAGTTGACGAACAGGTGCGCCTCTCGGACACGGTCACGGTTGTCTGTATCAGCGTCCTGTGCAGCCGTCAGGGCGGTTAGTGCGTCTGCGTGTTTGTCGAATTTAATCATGTACCCCAACCTGCGAATTTGATTTCCTGCACCTGTGACTTGGGTTCTTCATGGGCAATGCACATCAGCCCAAATGCGTCAGCGGCGTGAGATGCCCAATCATGTTCCGGGCCTAAGCCGATATTCCTGGTTTCGTCTAAGCGTTCGTGATACCAGCCAAGTGCGTCCCTACCCGGCTCGGTGGTTTCCTCGTTGAACCAGATGTTCGGGAACCGCCTGCGGGCTTCCTCGATGCGCTTCATCGCCGCGCCCTTTCCCTGGTTGGGAACAACCACGACCTTGTAGCCGGCAGACTCAAGTGCAGACTGATAGCTGACATTGAACACACGGTCCTGAGTAGCCCCGTCATGCGGTAGCCAGACCTTAGTGTTCTCCGGCACATAACCTTTCGAGCGGAGCCAGAACAGGTGCGCTGAGAGTTCCTGGCCCTGCGCCTCGTAATAGTCCAGCACACGAATCTGCGGCCCTACAAACTGCGCCACCCACATCGTGAACGCATCAGCCTTCGCACCTGTACCGCCGATGTCTACGAACACCCGGTAGGTCAGTAGCGGATCTGCTGCCACCTGGCCGATCCTGTTCTCTAGCTGTGCCTGTGCTAGATGGCGAGCAAAGTAAGCGCCAGAGGCTACTGTGACGTAGCCACCTTCCCATATGTGGTCGTATTGCTCCGGGTTGTCTCTGAGACAATCTTCTCGCTCCTGTTTCAGTACGTCAGGGAACCACGGATTGTCTGACCAGTTGGCCTTGACTACGACTGAGTCTGTGGGCGGGTTGTCCTGCCTTAGCATGACATCGACAGGGTCATTCTTCCTGCGCGGGTTCCATGAGAACCATAACTCTGAACCTTCGGCGCGGATGGTCGGGCGCAACAGCCTCAACGAAATAGTCGAAAGCGTTTGAGCCTCCTCGACCCATGCAATGTCAAAGTTCTCCAGGGATTTAATAGACTCAGCGTTGTGGTCCTGCATACCCTGGAACAAGATGACCCCGTTCCCCGGAGTTTCAATTTGGTCTTTGAGAACACGGAATCCTTGAGCCTCCCCCAGCCCATACTTTTCTAGCTTATCCTCGATCAGCTTCTTGGCTGACTGCTTGAGGGTCTTTTGTACCTCTCGGATACAGACCGTCCTGACTCCACCCTGGAGGCTTCTCAGGACCACCTGCTCGGCAAAGAAGTGTGACTTGCCACTTCCCCTGCCGCCGTAGGCACCCTTGTATCGAGCGGGCTGTAGGAGCGGCTTAAACGCCCTAGCTACTGGAACTTTCAACGTCTTTGATGACATATTCAACCGTCTTTATCTCAATCGGTCCCTTGCCATCGGCTCCCGCCAGGTTGACCTTCTTGCCCTCGGCGCGGTCAATCACCTTGTGCGCGGAGTTAAGGTCGTTATCGTCAATGGATGCACTGATTACACGCTTTGCCCGCATCTTGATGCTGTTCTTTAGCATCTCTTTTCGCTCTGAAAATGCTTCATTCTCAGACTGATACAGGTACAGGGTAGATGGTGCTATATCGGCATAGGAACACGCTTCGAGGTCAGTGCAACCCCAGACAAAGGCATCCTCTAATTTCTGGATGACCTCTTTTGTCATCACCGTGGGCCGGCCAGCCATGATTTACTCCAGATCGCCCACTGAGTTCTTGGCTGCAATAGAGGCGATAAGTTTCTCCTCAGCAACTACACTTTTCCTCAGTCCGCGCCATACGACAGACGCTGCCCAATTCTTGAATGCCTGTGCTTCAGCAAGAGGCGTTCTCGGCAGGTCGTTACCTTCCTCGTCAAACGGTGTCCAGTTGCGCCAGAAGTAGTTGACCGCCCTGTCGAACTGTGCGTCCGAGAGTTCGGGGCTGGTGTAGGTTGCTGAACCCTGAGATGTGTTGATGGTTACTTCGATGTTTGCCATGATTTACGTCCGGTTGTCGTGTTCACTTGCGTCTGAATGCTAGAAAGATTGCCAGTGCTGCTATGCCCGCTATGGTCAGGAATGCTGTCACTCTTTGG